GTCCTCGCCTGATGGGATCGCAGGCAGCAATTCTATGTACTCCTCCATATCTGGAGTCAACTCATACATATAACTGCCATTCTGCCGCACGAAGTATCTCACGCCTTTCAAATCGAAAATACGGATTGTACTGCCCAATGGTAAAGAAATTGTATCAACAAATTTCTTCTCCATAGACAGATTTCCGTTATTCCATTCAACAGCCGCTTTCACTATTCGTGCAGTCCTGAATTCTCTAGTGCTAGTAATAAAACTTGCCGATTCACCGTGTGTCAAAACATATTCATCCTTAGGATAAACTATCTTGGTGACTGGACCAGCTTGGGGAAGGACGCTCTTATAAAGAGCTTCCACATCCAAGCTGTCCGACTCCAAAAACTGTGACAAACGGTCTATCTCGCCAACTCTTCTCACCATCACCCTCGCACATTCCCGCATGAGGTCGTCATAACCGATTCCTTCACTCTCCCGATCCACTTTATCATCTACATCCGTTGTCGAATGCACATAGATAGAAGTGATATTCCGGAAAATATAGTACTCTGTCGATAATGCCAACCCCTCACGCAAGAATCCACGGTGATCTGTGAATTCCGGCTTAATGTCCACCCACTTGTGAACATCCCATCTCCTTGCTAAGGCCATCTTATCCGCTAACTGCATCTCACTAGGAATACCGGTCTTATTATTGGTTAAGATCAAAATCTTTGAATCAAAATAAGTACCCTTCTTCTCACTGAGTTCAGACATATGCAACGGAAAAGCAACTGAGTTACACATGGTAATAATTTCCGCACCGACCCTCGTAAGGATCTGTGGGTCTTTGTTCTGAAATGAATCATCCAAAAGAACGATGGGCTGACCATCGTAATTATCCCAATACTCCTGCTCAATCCTTCGCACATAGATAAGATCCTTCTTCTCCATCTTAGTGTATGGTATCCCTTTACAATGACAATATAACCTATACAGGTCACGTGCCATTTTCAAAGAAACCACAGACTTCCCGCGTTTCGGTTTCCCATCTAGCCGAATCACTACTGGTGGAACTCTAGAACCAGCGCATGTCATCGCTCGCTTCGCATCAGCTGCAACTTTCTCAAAATCAGTCTGAGCCTTAAAAAAAGGCCCAAAATTCGATAAGCTCCAACCAGAGTTCAGCAAGTCCTTGGCAATGCACTGTCCCTCCTTCTTCAACTCCTTGACCTTCACACAAGTCGCGAAAGACGTACAAAAGCTCTCTCCCGTTGCTTTCATATCGTCCTTCAACCCTTGAGTGGCAGTCATCCACTGAGTTGCCCGTTCCATCATAGGGGCATGCGGCCCAAAACTAAAGGGTTTATCATAAACCTTCAGATACGCCCATCCAAGCGCATCATAAACAAGTTTAGATAGGTACTCCACTCCCTTCGTAATGGTCACCACACTCCCAAGTGC